CAGAAACAAAAAAGCCCGTACTTCCGAGGAGAAGTACGGGCTTTTATTTGTGGAGCTGAGGGGAATCGAACCCCTGGCCTCTAGAGTGCGATCGGGTCGCACCTCGACGGGATGCTCCGTCCCACTCCTGCTAATCCTTGCCCCCTCCACGACGATGATCAGCCCGTGTCCCCGTGGGACGTCTGCCGTGTCCCACTCGGTCAGCTCGATGTTCGTGCATACGGGTAACGCTCCGCATGGCGAAGAGATCGAAGCAGGCGGAAGAGGTGGCGGATCGCATCCTGGCGGGCCTGAGGCCCGGCCTAATCCGGCTCGTGGAGCGGGAGCTCTCGCAGGTGACCCAGGCGTCCTCGGTGCCCGTAGAGCTATCTGAGCGGGACGTCGCGGAGGCCGAGGCGCTGGTCACCCGTTGGGGCGCGAAGAAGGGATCCCGCCGTGGATGACCTATCGAAAGACCGCGAGGCGGTGCGGGAGGCCGGGAGGCGTGCCGAGTTCCCGCCGGGCTCGATGGCTGGTGGAAGCCTCACGGAGACGCGCAACGTCACCAGGGCGCGCGTTGCGAAGTGCTTGGAGCTCGGGGGATGGGTGCGGGGCGTGGATGGGTGCGCCCGCTGCGGCGGAGAGCGCAGGGAGCACTAGGCCGCTGCTAGGCGTGCTTCCTTGCGCCGAAGGGAGCTCCTGGTCGATGCGGCCTCCGCGCCACTCACAGCCAGCCGAAACGATCCACCCGGAGAGGCGGACCGGACGAAGGCGTCCCGCTCGGAGCGGGTCGGGAAGCTGCGCACCTGACGGGTCGCTAGGTCTGGGGGGCTCATCCACTCGATCGCGTAGTAGCTGGGTTGGGTCATCGTCGGGCCTCCTAACGAGGCCGAGGGAATAGACCGGCTACTCGGCCCAGTCGTGCGTAGTCGGTGCCCAGTCGTCCTGGTCCATCGCGCTCCCAGCCTCGATCAGGTACTCGGCAGACTTCACGTCGACGAAGCGCAGCGCGCTCGACGGAGAGAAGACGCGCGTCTCGCACTCACAGGTCCTAGGGTTGCACCTCGACCCGGGCTCGCATTTGCCCTTGCAACACGTCTTCGTCTTCGCCTGTTTGGCGGGCTCGGGATCGGCTGAGACGTCGGACGGGTAGCACGACATCCGCCGGGCGTCCTGGTCAATCGTGCTCGTGTGCGTCTGGGTTTGATCCTGAGGCTGAGGAGGGGCCGACTGTGCCGACTCTACTGACTCAACTACCGATGCCTCTACGGGCAAGGGCGGACTCCCTCTGAACATAGTACCGGCCAGCAGTATCGCGAGTACCATCGCAGCGGGTCCGCCAAGTGAGGGCGGCTTGGGGGGCTCCTGCAGGTAGGCCCTCAGCTGCTCGGGCGTCGCGCTGCGGATGAAGCGCTCCCGCCGGACGTGCCAGTAGAGGCGGGCCAGCGGAGGAAGCCAGACCATGCTAGACATGACGAGAGCGAGCACGACGTGGACCCAGCGCACGCTCTCGGGGGGGAGTCCAAAGAGATACTTAGTAAGGGCTGATACGATTCCGGTATCCATAGAGCACCTAGTCGTCGTTAAAGATGGCTGTGATCCTGACCGGCGAGACGAGTAGCTGGCACGAGCCACCGATAACGACGGGCGTATGGCTCATGCCAAAGGCAAAGTACGGCTCGCTCGAGTAGGGGGACGTCGACGAGTGGACGTTAACCCCGTCAATAAAGACGTTCGTACGTGGCCCGCCGAGCGCGGGGTCCTTGATGATCTCCATCCGTATGCGACGGTAGTCGTTAGCGAGCACGCCGGTATCCGTAGGTGTCGTTACGTTAGAGATCCGCTTAAAGACCTGCCAACGTCCGCCGTAGATGTTTGCCGTCGCGATGCAAAACGAGTTAGGTGCGGTGAGGAGGTTACGACCAACCACACCCGGGAGCGTGTCCAGCCCGCGCTCAAGGAGCCCGATCGCGACGATGGACTCGGCCGGAGGGGTCGGGAGGGTCGCGAAAATCGAAAATTCCATCGCCAGGGCGCGGAAGTTGTTGTTGTGTCGCACCAACGAGTCGCCAAAGACCACGTGGTACTGATCCATTACCGAGGCGAAGTTGGAAAAGTATGCTAGGTAACGGTGGCCGTGAAAAACGGACGAGCCCTTTTCGGGTAGGCGCAAGCGGATTGCAAACAGGTTAAACGAGGGCCCGGGGCCCGGGCCCGAGTGGCGCTGCCAGAGCTGCGTCTCCCCGTCGAGGAGCTCGTCCGTGTCTGCGGCCCCCACGACCGTCATATTCGGCGCGCCCCACCACATGTACTCCTTCGTGATGTGACGCTTCGACGGGATACCGAGGCGGTCGACGACCGACATCGTATTGGCTCCCGCCACAAAGCTAAGCGCCGGGGTCTCGTTGGCGGTCGCCGTCGCGGAGTTATAGCCGAGCACGATCCCGGGCGCTGCCGTCGACGGTGTAAACGTCTGCGTGGCCGTCCACGTGTGGGCCGTCGACTCGTATGAGTCCAGCCAGTCGATCCAGTCGTTGGTCGTCCCACGGAGCCAGTTCTCATACTGCGCGGGAGGTCGCTCGCCTACGTCCCAGCCGATGTCCTTCTTGCCCGCCGGGGGCTCGAAGTAGCGGGTTGGATCAGCGGTTACCGTAGAGGCCCAGCGAGGTTTTACGAGAGGTTTTGCCATGTCTGCACCCTACCGAGGGGCACGAGATAGCCTCGCTAGACGAGGACGATCGAGACGTACTTGCCACCCGTCGCCGGGTTGGCGGTGTCTCCGTATCCCTTGCCCGTCGCGGGGCTCACGAGCGATACGGGATCCCTGAGGCCGTGTGGCTTGGTCGTCGGCGACACCCCCGTGAGCTGGGTAACCGTCTTGCCCGTATAGGTCACCGTCTCCACGTCCGCCCCGATCCCCACGGTCACGCTCCCTGAGGCCGGAAAAGGGCCCGCCCTCACGACGTCCAGCGTGGTCGCGCCCACCATGACGGCCCCGGTCAGCATCGATCCTACAGCGAAGGCGAAGGCGTCGGGGAGCGGGCCCGCCGACCACCCGAAGCGGAGCTCGATCCCCGCTCCGCGAATCGAACGTAGGAACGAGATCAGGATCGTGACGAGCGACGGGGGGATGGTGATCCCGTCCACTCGGTACTCAAACGCGGCTGGGTAGATCTCCGTCCCGGTCACGATCGCGCTCGGCCACAGGGTGTCCAGGAGGATCGACGTCACCCGGTGGATGTCCTCCCAGGCGCCATCCGAGAGGTTCGCCTGGATTCTGGCGCGGATCCTGATCCGGTATAGCGCGTCCGTCTCGCCTTGCCTCGGCTCGCCAACGACCCGTCCTAGGAGGTCGAGCGTGTAGCCCGTGGCGGTCTCCACGCCTCGGCCCGTCCAGACGGCCCACAGCGCGTCCTCAAGCTCCTGGACCTGGACGGATACCGGGTCAAGGTCACGCTCCAGACGGCCCGCGTACTGGCTAAGTAGACGCGCCCGAGCCTCCTCGAGGTGGGTGATCTTGTGCGTGATCTCGCCCATTACGGGGTCACCGGGATGACGTTGATCGTGACGATACGGCTCGCGTCGAAGCGGGCGATCTCGCGCAGGCCGATAGGGATCGTGACGGTGCCCGCCGGGAAGGGAGCGAGGCCGAGTCGCACTTGCGAGACCGCCAGGAGCCCAGGCACGCTGTCGAGCACCGCCCCGATGCGCCAGGGGCGGGCGTCCATTCCCAGCACGTAGTAGGGCGAGTCCGCGACGATCGCCGCTCTCACTAGGTCGGGACCGTCGAGAGGCCACAGGGCGTCGTCGATGAGCAGGTCGAGGTTGATCCAGATGAGCGCTTCGACGGGCCGTGTGAACTTGATGATGTGGGTGATCCCCATCGAGTCGGTCGCTCCGCCCGAGGTGCTGCCGTGCGCCTCGATACCAGCGGGCTTGCTCGCGAGGATCGCGTCCCGGAGGGCCTGGTCCAGTCCACCGAGCACCACGGTCTCGAACGCCTTGCCCGGTATCCCGTCGGGGCTCGTAAGGAGCGACGTGTTCTCGAACACGAGGCAGCTAGTCACAGCGTTAGCCGTGCCCGCGTTGACCTTGAGGACGGAGCGACGGATCGCGTCGACCGTGGCGTTCCCGCGACCCCGGAGCTCGATGGCTCGGCGGAGGCGGAGCGCTGCGTTGGTCTCCTTGTCGGCACCGACCGTGCCCGCGACGAGGTTATTGACCCCGAGCAACCCGACGGTGGGCGTCTGGATGGTGCGGAGCTGCCTCGCGAGACAGGCAAACGCGCCCGTATCGACCGCCTCGCAGAGGGTGTCGACGGACGCGGTACCGGGCCCGAGGTAGGCCCAGCTGACGGTCCCGTCGACGATCGGGCTGTCGGTCGTCGCGGTAGGAGCCACCGCCCCGGACGTGCCCGCCCCGATGCAGTGGTATACGCCCCCCGCGCTGGTGACGCGAGCCCCGAGCGCGTAGGCGGTCGTCGCGGCCCATGCGGTATGGGCGGCCCCGATGGCCGAGGCGGCCACGGTTTGAAAGATCACAGCGGTCCCCAGGACCGCGAGCTTGGTTCCCAGCGGGATCGCCGAGGCAGGAACGCCCGTTAGGCTCGCTACGACGATCGAGCGGGTCGCCGGGGAGCGGGTCGTCCCGGTGATCTGACACAGGAGGTCGAGCGCGGCGTCCTCGGCCGAGTCCGGATCCATGGCCGAGTAGACCGCCTCGGATACCTCCCAGAGCTCCGCGAGCCGCTCGCTGTGGATGCCGATATGCTGCCCGATCGCGGTATTGGCCGGGATCGAGCCGTCGGGCTCCGACCCGATAGAAACGCCGTACACGGCCTTGTAGGCCGCTTCCAGGTCGGCCCTTATGACCGTGAGGGGTTTGGGCAAAAAGCCCGTGCTGAGTAGTCCGTACGGCATTTACGCTCCTACTACGGGAGGGGAGATGATGTCGGTACCCACTAGGAGGCCGAGGTCGGTGAGCACGGCCCAGTTGACCCGTAGCGTGCGGTCCGTCGTGTCGAGCGACAGCGTGAGACGCTCGACCGATGAGACGCCACGAACCGACAACAGAGCCCGGCGGAAGGTGTCCTGTACCGCTGGCAAGTTGGGGTTCTTGATCAAGATCTGGTCGAAGTACGGAATCCCGTAGTCCTCGTCGAGGAACCACTCGCCCGCGATCGTCTTTAGCACCTGGGAGATCCGATGCTGGATGCCCTCACGATCGACCGCGAACGCCCAGTCCCCGCCACGGAGAACCTCCCCGGTGTCGTCCATAAGTAGGTCGAGTCTCGTCGCCATGTTATTTCTTAATCTCGACGCTGCCCGAGAGGATGGTAGGCAGCGTGGGGAACGTACCCGGAGTCGGTGGTCCCGCCGTCGCACCCGAGACCGGGAGCGTCAGCGAGTTAAGGATTAA